GAGCTGCTCCAACCCCTTTCACTGACAATCTTAGTTTGGTGGCACAGCCAGTTTTTACCAAAAAGATTATTTTTGGCATTGCCCAGGAAGCTCAGACTTCCAACGAGGTGTATCATACCGGTGGCCAAATAAAGTGGCAGATGAATAACTCTGAGCCATCTTTCACGAAGATGGGCTTGTTTCTAATTCGTCCAAAGAGGAAGTTTGCCGACCAGCTGGTCAAGGACCGCCTTCTCAAATCTGGTTCTGTTTTGAATCCTACTCTCGGCTTTGCCGGCTTCCTCAGCCAGGGTCTCGACTACGAGGTTCACAATGGCACCGGAGGTTCCGTGAATACAATGTTCGGTTCTCAGATCAATAAAAAGTATTGGGACGTGCTCTACCAGCGCGAGGTGACTTTCGGTCACCCGGGTGCGAATTCATTTACTACAAATGTCAATCCCGCTAATACCCGACCTGCCAATAACTCTGTCACTGCCAGTGGCACGATCAAGCTCCCTGCCGGAGGCATTCTCAAAAACTCTGCGATTGCTAGTCAGTCAGGCCCTAACCCCCAAGCTACTGGTTGGGAAGTTGAATATGGCGATCAGACCAACGAAAATTCGTGCTATCTGGTCTGTATCAACAACGGTGTTACCGCCGACAATGAGACTGTCACCTTGGGATTCATGGTGACAGATTATTACAAGGCTTCGGTCTAAATGTAGGACATATAGGTTTCATGCTATTAGGCTGTGCCAACTCTAATGGAGCGAAGCGACAAGGGCGCCCCGGGAGGGCGACCCCGGCCTGGGGGCCGGGTGTGGATGCGTGACCACGAAGTGGTCGGCACAGCCGGCAGGCGTCCACCGTCCACCCCCTTGGGGGGTGGACTCCTGGCTTTGCCCACCTTGTAATCTACTGTCTGACAGCTTCACCATCTTCTCGAATATCGAAGACATGGTACTTTCCAGGATGGAAGTGTTTGTCCCTTCTATCAGGAGGGTCATTTCCCAGCACTATTATGTGTGGGGCATTTCGCAGAGGCGCCATGCCATTGCATTCTGTTCCGAATGCGGCTGCGAACAGTCCGTCCTTGACTTGTTCGATTGCTCTATAGCTGACGATGTTGTCCCCTTTTGCCAAAAGTATGACATACAGGTCTGCCTCGTTTTTGAACGCTTGAGAAAGCATATGTCTTTTCTCACCACCAAGGATGTACCCGTCTCGATGGTGGCATAACCATTTTGCAAATTGAGTTTTGCCGCACCCGTACCCTCCGTAGTACCAGTAAATGTTTCGACAGTGTGGATCAGCGGGCTTTGAAAAAAGCTTAGCGACATCCTTCTGCCATTCGAAAAATTGCGATTCTTTGATGAGCACAAGTTTTCGTTTTAGTTTGCATCTAAATGTTCTGAAGACCTCATTTGGAGTCTCGTCGATCTCCCTGGTCTTGGAACAGTATTCCATGTTCATTTCCTGAGTGCAATGTTTTTTGCACGGCTTACCTTTTTCGTCCCCCCAGTGGATTCGGCCACCGAAGACATGCCAGCACTTCATGGGCGTCGGACGAACACGTTTCACGAATTCGATGTACCCCTGTACGTGAGCAGTTCCCGTCGTTGGGGCCAGTTCTAGGCCGTAACACGCATTTAGCACATTTTCGTTGTTCCGTAAAATCTGATCCAAGTGATCCAAATCCTTCTCAGTGTAATTTGGGAACACAAAAAGCCACCTATCTCCAAGTAGGCCGCGTGAGGGGGAGATGAATCCAGTATTACCTTCTCCCCCGTTTTTCGCTTGATCCTTTTGATCCATTTTGGGCATGTTTGTAACTATCCGGGAGAAATGATTTCTCTCGGTCTGAACGCACCAAATTAAAATCTATGGGTAGTATATAACTCATACCCTACCCTTGCTCAAAAGAACATTCCATGCCTCGCTGACCTACAAAAAAGCCTAAGGCGCTTCGTCGTCGCAATATCAAACGCCGCACTGGTGCGCGTGCGCAGTCTAAACAGATTATGGCTCTTTCTCGAGAAGTGTCGAGTCTTACTAAGAGATCATACGCTTCGTGTGCTACGAAGTGGATTCGTAATAATCTGACTGTCGAGACTGTTGGGGGTGGGGGCTATGCATACATTTGCCCCATCCCATATGCAGCTTGCAATCCGGAAGGTGCTGCAACCGGAGCTGCTCCAACCCCTTTCACTGACAATCTTAGTTTGG